ATTGAGGGTAACTCAATGCTGGCTGCTCGCTACAGACGAGCAACTGCCGCTCTTATGACATCTGTTATTTCCGGTGGCGCGCGTGGTGATCTTGCTCGCAACCAGTTGGCAGCACTGATAACTGGCATGACTCTGACAATGGCGGCGTTTACGGTTGCAAGGGGGGAGCAAGAGGGTAAATCAAAGAAGCAAGTTAATTATGAATTGAAAGAACGTTTGATTCCAGGCAACGGCACTTACATGATGGCTGATGAGATGGGACAGAAAGTTGGCTTTGGTTCCAAGTTCATTTCTGATCTAAACTTCATTACCAAGATATTCACCCAGCCATCTTCCATGTGGGATGCGAGTATAGAGAACAATGTATGGATACGCTGGCTCAGATCGCAGTTTTCATTTGCTCTAGGAGAACCTATAGACCTACTTCTAGGGCGTGACGTTGTTGGGAATGTCACTCGACCGGGGGACCCGTTTCTGATAAAGGGCGATGCCCCATCAACCAGAGAAGGAGTGCTTGGGCTTACCAAGAGCCTTGGCTCTCTTGGGATACCTGTCTGGGCGCAATCTGTTGCATTTGAAGGCGGCGATATAAAACAACGGCAACTTCGTGGTGGCTTTGAGTTTGTCGGTAGCAGGGCATACGAGCAGGGTCGTTCATCAGTTTTAACCAAGGCTTCCTTCGATAAGTTTGGAAAGCCACTTGAAGACCTAAACCAGCTTGAACGATTTGAACTACAGAACGACCCCCAGTTAGCCCCAGTGCTTGAGGAGTTCGATAACACACGGGCTTCTACTGGTGACAAGTTTGCTAGTTACAGGGTGCAGAGGCTAGAGGATGAGCGGGTTGCTTACAACCGTAAAAGTGCTGACTTGGAAACCATGATAATTGCTCTTTCCAAGGGTGGACCTGATGGCACCAAGGGAAAAGATGGCGGCAGAGACAACCCCGATGCGTGGAGTGTCCTCAACACGTTTGCTGACAATATCGGTGAGGTCAAAGGGACGCTTGCCACAAAACTAGAGCGCACCCGTAAATTGTTAAAGCTTGAGGGGTATGTTGGCGAAGAGCCTAAGAACGACTTCGACCGGATGCTCAATAAGTGGTACGAACTGTTTGACGTCCATACGTCCACTGTGCCTCATCCTGCCGGTGGCGAGGCAAAGCACCGGTTAGTCTTTGAAACATGGATTCCAGCGTCGGAAGCGTTCATTGCGTCGTACTCCCCTGATCTGCAAGAACAACTACAACAGTGGCGTGACCGCAAACAGGAACCGCTTGGCATTGATGCTATCTTAGAGGCTCGCCGACCAAATGCAGAATACGGTTTGGACGATGAAGGTAACGCTGAAATGCCTGACAATGAACAACTCTTTGATGCCGTTATGAGAGTTGTTGCTTATGAACTTGGTTGGACAAAGGAAGATTTTATCGCTTTACGTGAAAGTGAATAGAAACTTTGAAATCACCTGACATTGCAACCTAATATAGAAAACGGTACTATTGCTTTTACAACTGAATAAGGTTTCAGGGGTAGCCTGTATAGGCTTCATATATTTTTACGAGGACTTTTATGGTCACACCAAACACGGTTGAGACTTCCTCTGAGAATGAATCCTCCCCAGCAATCGACGATTCCCTCCCTATAGGCGACGAACCTGTTGTTCCAGATAATTGGGACGAAGTGAAAGATGAAGTAACGGAAGAAGCAGGAACGGACGCAGTAGCGACGGAAGAAGTTGAGAGTTCTGGCGACGAAGCAATCTCCGACGATAGTACACCCGTAACCCAAGAAACCTCAGAGACAACCGAAGTAGAAGTATCGGCTGACACTGGGGAACTACCCGAACAAACCGCTGAATCTGGGAGAATGAGAACCCAGGAAGAGTGGTCGAAGCGGGAGTCAACCATCAGGCAGCGTGATGCTGAAAGAGAATCTGAAGTGCAAGGCTTGCGAGAGCAAGTGGCGCAACTTCAAACGACTTACGCAGATCAGGTACTGGATGCGGAAGTTCGTGGCTATGCACAATCACTGGAAGCCCAGTTGGTTTCAGAAGGCTACGATGATGCGGCAGCTAAAAGGCTAGCGACACAGCAGGCCAATGCAGCCAAGGCTTCGTATCAGGCTGAACAAAGGTCACAGGTTCTCGAACAGCAGCTTCAGCACGCGAACCAAGCTGCTGAGACAACTTCTAAGAACGCTTCGGTTAACGAGATGATGAGGCAGCACGGGGTTCCTGAAGCGCAACGAGCATTGCTCCAAGGGTATTCAGACCCCGCTCTGCTGGTAGAGGCGGCAAGGGTTCTCGGCGAAGCTGAGAATTTACGAAAACAACAAACGGAAACCAGGCGAGCAGAAGTTCCTGCCGGTGGCGAATCTAATACATTCGACGGTGGCGTTGGGCGTGGTGGTACTGTGACTGACCAGCAATGGTTGAACACGGTGTACGCAGAGGGCAATTCTAACGATCATGCCCGTGCGAACAAGATCATGCGCTCAATGGGAATCAACCTTGGCTAGTTTCAAGGGAAAATAAAAAATGGCAACCGGAATTACTATCACGGATAGTCTGAGCGATTCCCTACCAACGGTGGTGAGTGCGGCTCGACAGGTTCGTGAGTATAAAGGTGTAATGACCCAGGTCGTTGACAAGCAAACGCTTGGAGCAGGCGTGGGTAACAACTGGCGAGAGATTGACCTTGCCAAGTTGACTGCACAAACAATCACAGAGACTACTGAGGAAGATAACCCACAGGAACTCTCTGACAGCGCAATCTCAGTAACTCCGAGTATTATTTCGGTTCACACGGTTGTAACAGACCGAACAGCCCGAAACATCTCGAAGAATGTTTTTGCGAAAGTTGGCTCACTTGGTCAACATGCAATTGAACGACAGAAAGACAAGGACGGCCTAACTGTCCTTGACGGCGCATCCACTTCTCTTTGTGGTGCGGGCACTACTCTTACTGCTGGTCACATTGCAGCCGCTGCTTATCGCATTCGCGGCAACACGAGTGAGCCTTGGGACGGGCCTGTTGCATTCGTGCTTCACTCCTTCCAGATGAAAGACCTGTTTGACCAACTCGTAGCGGGTGTCGGCACTTACGACATCTCCAGCGGCGTTACAGCCGACGTGTTCAAGAACTCGTTTAACCTTCCTATAGCAAACGCACAGGCACACGTTGATGACAACATCAGCATTGACAGTGCGGATGACGCTATAGGTGGAGTATTTGCATCTGGTGCAAACGGTGCGATTATTTTGGTTCAGGCTCGAATGCCTTGGGTCAAGACTATTCGTAACGAGAAACTTGGTGGCGGTGCTACTGAGGTTCTTCACAGGGACGAGTTTGCTTACGGAGAACGCTCTTCAGGCAACTGGCTCTACGAAATCAAATCGGACGCAACTGCTCCTACATCTTAGGACAGTAAATCATTAGTCCCAAACCCGCCTTATCGGTAAGGGGACGAGGTAATAAACATGGCTATTAATGCACAAGGAGAGCCGGGACGTATCCGACTTTTCTACGACTTTTATGGTGAAGATGCTGTCGCTAACACGGCTGAACTCCGATCACTTGGACCTTTCTGTGTCGGTGGTCAGGGTAATGCTGAAACAGACGCCGGTGTTCCAACCATTGCCGGGATTCTTTCCGGTGCTGGTCGAATCACCACGACTAACGAAGACAACCACACTACGATGGTTGGCACTCAGGCAGCATTTGATGTTGCCCTTAGTGGAACCCTTACTCTTGAAACTCGTGTTCAAATGGAAAACCTCGATACTAAAGAGGTATTCATTGGCTTTTCAGACATTGCGCCTGAAACGCTTTCAATCGAAACGGACATCCTTACGGGTGCTACTGCAACGATTACGAACACTGCTTCGGACTTTGTTGGTTTCTTCCTGTCAGCGGAACTTAGTGATGACGAAGATTGGCACGCTGTTTACAACGGGGGCACCGCCTCTGCTGTTACAGCTTCCACGTCATTAGACCTGGACGATGATGCTGTTGCCGGTGAGTGGCAAATCCTCAAACTTGAGATTGCCCCTAACGGTGACACTCGTTGGTACATTGACGGTGACTTGAAAAAGACCGTTGAAGGTGCTGCTTCTACCTCTGTCAACCTTGGCCTTTGTGTCGGTGTTGAAGCAAAGGGAGCGGCTATTGAGACTCTTGACGTAGATTACATTCTCGTCAAGGCAAACCGTGACTGGAACGCCTAGTAAACAAAGCCCTCGCCCTTCGGGGCGGGGGTAATGTTTAGGCTAGAGGAATTGAATGATTGAAGCGATTGTGGCCTCTGTTAGAAATGACGAGCCTGCGTTCCTGTTGCGCGAGTACGACGCAGACAAGCCTGGGCATGGTTCCTACCGATGGCAGGAACTAAGAGTTGTTAGAAACGATAGAATAGCAACGTATAAAGAGCCTCTGGGAAAGTCTGAATGGTTTGAAGGTTCTCGACCAATCAATATCATTGGGGGCGACCCGAACTCTGGTGCGGCTTATGAAACAGTAGGTAGTCTTCGTGATCTGGCAAATGAAATGCGCTTGAGAGGATTCTCTGAAGACGCGTATGATGTATCACCAACAGGGACACCTGAACAATGGGCAGAGGCATATCACGATGAACGTGTAAAACGTGCAGCCCGAGAAGGAAAGCAATAATGGCAGTCACAAAAGAACAACTGGCAACGATGGCAGATATGAGCAACGAGGCTCTTGAAGGAACTTCTGTTCACGAACTTGCGTTAGAAGCGCAGGATGTCATTGACGATACGGACGTGAAGGAAGGGCAGTTTGCCCACACTCCTACAGCTAACGACCCGTATGCAATGATTATCGAAGAGGCGTCATCGGCTGGGAAATCTGTTGTGTATGACATTCGTAACGGCGAAGCATCTATTGTTAACAACAACATGCTTGCCACACAGCTTGCTAAGACAGACCCGGACACCGGCAAGCGTGTTTTTACAACCCGTCGCTCCGATGCTCCTGAAGTTGTCTCAGGCGAATATCTCTGCCTGCTTCACGAGGAACACCCTGACCGTGAGTTTCACAAGAGGCTTGGTTTAGGCACATGTGACAAGTCCAACCTGCGTACATTGCTTGACGTGAGGACTCATGCCCAAAATCGTCATCAGCAGGAATGGAGCGCAATTTACGAGAATCGTGACCAGGAACGGGAAGAACAGGAACGTCGAATAAGGGAACTGACCCTATCGCAACTTGTTGTTCCTGCCGCAGCAGACGCTGCTGCACAAGTGCAGGCTGCTGAAGTTGCTGAAGTACCAGAAACTTCGTTTTCAGCATATTCTGGAACGTGTCCTGACTGTGAATGGACAAACGATGCGGCAAAGGCAACATCACGAAAAACGGCATACTACAGGCACAAGTCTAAAGTTCATACGGCATAGAGGTGCGTCATAGCAGTTCTGATATCGCAAACCAGGGAAGAATTAGCCGCATCCATTGGGTACCAATATGGGGGCTATGAGTCGCATACTGCCACATCTTCTGGCTCGACTTCTACTTTTGTTGACTCCGAGTTGGACGCCACGGATGACTACGTTAACGGCTGGTACTGGCGCGGGACGTCGGGAACCAATGACGAGGCAATCAGGCTAATCAATGACTATGCTGGCTCTACTACCACGGGAACGCTGCGTGGTGATGTTCTGGCAGCTACCGTAGCTGACGGGGATACCTACGAACTCTGGCACAGGGACTTAGACCCTACGAGGGTTCACAATGCTATAAACCGTGCAATACGTGCGATCCCAAGAAGAGGTGCCCCGCCGCTTCGTGATATCAGCCTTCACTCTTCCAGTTCAATAAAGACGTTTTCAATTCCGTCAACAACTGTCGGAATCTCTACTATCCAGGTACGTGTCAACCACGAAGAAAAGGTTCTTCATAATGCGGACAGCCTTTGGGACGAGCAGGGCACTGTCGGCAGCGTCACGTCATCTTTGGAAAGCGAAGACCGCAGGGAAGGCGCAGCGTCGAACAAGCATGTTTTAGCGTCAGCCCTGGGCACAGGGGTTATCATCGCCTCTCAGGATATATCAAGCACTGACCTGTCTCGTTATACGCATGTTGAGTTCTGGATGAAGTCTACTGCTGGAACGTCGGCAGGGGCTTTGCAGTTGCTGTTAGACAATACGGCATCGTGTGCATCTCCTGTAGAAACGCTCAATGTTCCAGCCCTGACCGCAGATACGTGGACATTTGTGCGGGTGGCCTTGGCTAACCCTGAGTTAGATACTGCCATCATATCGGTAGGGCTGAAGCACACTACCGACATTGGTGCTGCCACCGTGTTTATTGATGGTGTGCGAGCAACAGAGGACAATACCGGCGACTGGCTGTCCGTTCACCGTAACGCATGGACTGTCGATAAGGACGCAAGGACTTTCAGCCTTAATTACAACAACGCTCCTTCAGGGTCTTCTTATGCGCTTATCAAGTTACTGGGGGTAAAGAAGCCCACCGAGTTATCTGCTGACGCCACTTCGTGTGACGTAGAATCTGAATACATTATTAACAAGGCGTTAGCCACGCTGCTTCGTGCAAGGGGTGATCGTCGTGACGGAAACAGGGATGCTGCTTATCTTGAGGCAGACCGATACGAGGCATTTGCGCTGAACGCCCTGACAGGACAGCAGATACCAAGCGGGACTGTCTGGATTGACGATTAGGAGGGTGTCTTGACGTGGAAAATCTTGGGACAGACCCGCCTTACAAACACTACCGCAACGAGCGTCTTTTCTCCTACTCGCGGATTTGAGTACCGTATCGACATCATCATGGTGTCGGAACACGCAGGAAATACTCCCACGTACCGGCTTTTCTTTGATGACGATGGCACTACTTATGACCAGACAACTGCTATCGCCTATGATGTAGCTTTAACGGCAAATCAATCCGCTCGCATCGAAGGGCCGTTCTTTATGAATAATCCGTCAGGCAACCTTGCAGCACGGGCAAGCGCAGGTAACGAAGTAACCGTCACAGTCTTCGGTCAGGAAATGAAGAATGGCTAACGACCGTGCCGTACAGCGAAACACGATTATTGTCGATAACAAGTCGTACTGGGCTAAAGGCAAGGTACGCCTGTTTGACGCATCTCAGCAGCCAGGCCGCATTATTATTGGCGAGTCCTCGTCATCAGACAACCCGCACGCATCTGAGTGGAACATAGGGGATATACGTGGTGGGGTTGGTGTTGAGATCATGGACCCAACCAAGGACGCAGACCGTGTGTGGTGGGGAGATATTCAGACACGGTATAAAGACCGGATCATTCTGCCAAGGCTGGCAACTGCCACGTCTAACAGCCCTACTGACACGGTTCACACGCTTACAGATTTCAAAGACGAAATGTATGCCAGCTTCGCAACGGAAGTTCATGTCTATAACAGCGTTTCTGACACATGGGGTTCGTCAGTTCGCACTCTTTTGAATAACCCTACAGATGCAGCAAAGGGGCTGGTCGGGGGAACGGAAACCCTTGCGATTGCTACCGGCTCAGAAGTGGATTACGCCACGGCATCTGATTCGTGGGCTAGAAATACGACCGACATCAAGTACATCGTTTTCTGGAAAGACCTGCTATGGGGAATTTCAGAAGCCGGTCAACTGTACTACACGGATGACCTGTCGGCTGCATGGTCAACTGACGCGCTGTTGCAACTGCCCGATGATTACATTGTTAAGCTGCTGATCGCCCGTGGTCCTGACAGGGAAGAGCATATCTATGCGGCAACCAAGGTCGGGCTGTATGTCCATGACGATATAAACCAGCGGTTCGTGCCAACAGACTTGCAGTTGCCGTTTCATCCTGACGCCGGTAAAGGCACTTCTGTCTGGAGAGGATCGATTTATTTTCCTGCGGGGAACTCTATTTACAGGTTCCAGGCTGGTAGTGACCAGACCGTCGTTGTCCCTGTAGGCCCAGACCGTGACCACGGATTGCCTTCTGACAAGCGTGGCGTCATTACCGAGGTGCTTGGAACGCATAATGACCTGATGGTGCTTCTTGATGCGTCTGCTGCTTCGGGTATTAGCACGCCTTCTTATGTAACTCGTGGAGTTGGCTCTCACCACGGTGCAATCGTAGGT